GATAAAATTCAAAGAAATGTTTGTAAAGATATGAACTTTTTATCTGACATTGTGGTAGTAGAAAAGCAGCAACCTAAATTAGATTTTGATGAATGGAGTTTAGAAAAGGTACAGCAGCTAATCAGTCATGTTGATAAAAATGTTATGAGATTAATGTTTCATATCATGTTGCAGACTGCTTGTAGGCCAAGTGAGGTTAGGGGTTTAAGTAGAGAAAACTTAAAGTTTAAATCTAATGTTCCTTACATCAGTATTACTAATGCAGTCAAAAGAGATCAATCTCTTGGTGGAACCAAAACTAAATCTGGTACTAGGGATTTAACTATTTCTTCTAGTCTAAAAGATAAAATACTAGAGCACCTAAATAATATACCTGAAACTCAAACAAAGCTGTTTATTAATAGCAAGGGTAATTATATGCGTTTAGAAACTCTTATAAGAGCCTTAGACAGGGCAACAAAGAGTTTTGGGGTAGAGCTACCCATAGAAAGAAAGACCTATTTCTTTAGGCACTATATGGCTACCTATTGGGCATTTAAAAAGAAGTACACAGATCCACAAGACCTGGCCAATGCTCTAGGAGATAAGGATGTAAACTTTGTTAATAGAACTTACATTAAGCCTTATGCCAACACAGAGATGGAAAAAGAAAAAAGCGATTGGTTAAACAATCAGTTTAAGGATTAGCATGACAATAAAAAATGATCTTTATATTTGGGTTTATAAATTTGGTGCAAGACGACCAAAGAAAATTAAATTAAAAAAATTTGTAGATGCTGTTAATAACACAACATTTTCTCAAAAGTTTTTTACAAGTGAAAAAGATGCTAAAGGTTTTATAAAAAAAGATTTTAAATAATTACTTATACCAATACTTATCGTAGTTCTCTGAGTTATAGGGAACTACATCCCACTCTATTTTTTTCTTAATACACTTACTGCCAAACTCTCTAGCTTCTTTTTCTGTTGAGAAAATAACATTAGAGAATGATGTGAATTTATCTTTGGGTTTATGGATAATAAAAAACATATTTAAGAGGGTAGGAAGATGACTATAAACCTACCCTCTATACACTAACTAAAGTGGATGGTTACAAAGCACCCACAATCACTTACATCATTAGGGAATAATGATGTAATAAGCACTTATAAAAGTTCTGCTGATGACAGGGAGCAATCTCTATCTTTATCAGAACTATTAACTGGTGGCTCATATTGACCAATTAATTTTGGAACATTGTTATCAACTAAATCTATTTCTAAAAGATTAGTTATTGGTATGTTTAAAAATTTACTGATTTGCAGTAACCTAAAAGCACTAAGACCATTATGTCCTTTTTCATACTTGCCTATCTGCTGGAAAGCTACACCTATAGCTTTTGATAATTCTACCTGAGTACAAAATTGTTTAATGTAGTAAGCATTTTTCTTACCATTTAAATCTATGTTGTGCTTACAAACAACTCTATTAATTCTGGCATTTTTTAAATTTTTTCCTACAGCTATATTGATAGCTCTTTCTTCTGGTAAGGTAACTCTTGGTTTATAAAATCTTTTCTTCATTCTCTTTCTCCTTTGTTTAGACAGACTCCAAGCCTACAGTTTATTGCAACTTTTAAGTTAATTAGTAATTAAGTTTGTGCGTAAATGAATTTTGCATCTTCATTCTCAACACCAACAATTTGCCTAAAAGTTTTGTCATACTTCTTTTTTGCATTAAGAGTGTGTACGCATTGACGACCTTTACTTTTAGCTGGTCGCATAATCTCATCATGCAATTTTTGAAGTTTGGCATATCTTCTAATTAGGCTATTACTCTTTGCTGCCATCCTTGTCTGTCCTTTGGTTTAGTTTAATCCTGGACTTTTCAAATTTAATATCCAGAACATTTAATGTTGCCAACTCACTTGGCTTGTCTGATTTTGCAGCTAACTCTGCATTGTCAAATTCTTCTATAGTTTTAAAGGTTGCTTCAAAAAAACTTTCTTTAGTGACATTACTCATCGTCTTAAATCCATTGTTGAATATTCTTTGTTAAAATTTAATGTTGGTATTTGTGTTGTTTGTTTTTCAGTCATCCTAATTTTACGATGAGCTGCTTTACCTTTTGATATTAAACCTAGCTTAAATAGTTCTGCACATATTGCACCAGCTCTGGCTCTTGAGAACTGAAAGTGTTCTCCGATCTCTTTATATGTTGGAGAGTATTTATTCTGTTTTATGAAATTGCTTATAAAGTCTAAGCAATCATACTTAATCTTTGATAGATATATATGTCCATTACTACTCATTATGATCCTTAAATAAATTGGTAACATTAGGTTTGGAAACATAGTCAGGTGTTTTAGGTTGAGAACTTTCTAGTTCCTGTAAGTGCAATCCCAATTTGTTTAAGTACCAATCAGCTTTACTTACATCCATTAAACAAGCTTGAACTGTGCTTCCATGCTTTGCACCAAACCTCATTGTATATTTTAAAACTTGTGATCTAAGGAAACCAACCACCTCTGTTGGAGATAGTTGGCTTACAATTGCATCGTAAGTTTCAATACTTTTTTTATAATGTTCTGGGTTTACTTCTTCCGACATTAATATGGAATCTCCTCAGTATTATTTTCTGGTTTTTTATATGGCTCAGAAACTGTGCCTGACATATCTGGTTGATTAGGATTTTTTTTATCTGTTTGAATCCAAACTGCACAATCTTTCATCACACCATCTATATTTATGTTGCCTTGATAATGAGGATAGGATTTACCAGCCACATCATTTTCTCTAGGTTTTCTTTTCCATAAACTAATTTTATTACTATATTCTGCCATTGTTTTTTCCTTGATTGTTTTGTATTTGTGATTTTAGTTTTGCGTATTCTGTTTCAACTCTTACATCCTCAATAGGATCAAGACTGATTTGTTTAATTTCAAATTCAAATTGCTTTAATTGTATCTGATAATTTTTTTCAAATTTGTGTGGTGAGCTTTCATCTTTTGCAATCTCTTTTAATTTTGCAATCCAATCGTTTGCTAATTTCGTAACATTAACTGGTGCTATGATTTCATCTTTTGTTATTTTTTTTTCTACAAATGGTTTGTCATCTTGCCAAAAAGATTCCATTTCATCTTTTGTTGCAATCTCATCTCCCATGAAACCTAATAAAGAAAGTCCTCTACCAATTGAAACTGTTTGACTTTTTTCAAAATCTTTTTCTTTATTGCTCATCTGCTTACTTTCACCAACACTTACTAATTCACCATTTAAATAAATATTAGCTTTAAATTTATGTGAACCATTTGAAAGTTCTGTACTGTCAGTTTGTATTGACATTGTTTCACCAAAATATTCTCTGCAAAATTTTAATCTGTAAGCTACACTTAAATAATCTTTGTTACCCTTGACTTTATCGTAATCAGTTTTTTTAATACCTGATCTAAATTGTTGTATGGCATCTCTCAAATTTCTTTCTTTCATTACTCTCCTTGTTTTAATTGTTTGATTTCTTGCATAAGCTCACCATTTAATTTTTGATGACCTTGATTTATTTCTTCTAATCTTTTTTGTTCATCCTCTAGTTTTTCAATTACATTTTCTTGAGTTAAAAGTTTTGCATTTTTAAAAACTAATTTTTCAATCAGTTCTGATTTAGGTAGAGTTTGGTAGTGATCTATCAATCCTTTAAAGTCCATATATATCCAAGAATTTTTGTTTGTATTCACCAGGAACATTCTCCCACATGAAAGTATTTTTTTTTATATCTGATACATCAGGTACACAAAGCCAGGCTAACTTTTCAATATCACCATCAGCTATTTCTAATTTCTTTTGCCAAGCCTTTTCATATACTTGTAAAATTTTTATGGCCTGGTCTAAGTTATCTTGCTTTAATTCATCACAATTATTTTCAGTAAATAATTTCCTATCGCAATTACTGGCATAGCTTAGAAATGGTGGTAGTGGACAAGAATTTTTATATAGTGAAATTTGCATGACATCACTAAAGTATGGTCTAGTTGGAACCTTAACATTACTGTAAACCCAATCGTCAATTCTATTGTCTATTACTGGCTTATCTGTTTTTTTCTTTGCTGATTTAACAGGATTTTTTAATGGACTTAATTTGGCACTACCAAAACAATTTTTTAAATCACCAAAATTTTTTGTACCAACTAAGTCTAAGTACATTAACCAATATGTTTCTACATTAGGTAGCCATGCTGTATATTCTATTTCTTTTTTAAAAGTTTGTTGTTCTAGTTCTGCTAAATTTGCTAAATGATTTTGTGCAGTAGCCTTTAAATTTTTAACTATAAACTTAAATTTATATTTATCTTTATCGTTAAATGCTAAATATGAATCTATATCTTTTTGAATTTTATCGCTGTTAATTACATCATCTAATGATTCATAATTTTCAGTTACAAATAATTGCACTACATCATGCACAAGAGTACCACCTTGAAAACTTGCATTGTTTAAATTCCTTGTTTCTTTAGGTAATAATATTTTTTTGAAAAATCTGTCTGAATGTTTAAGACAAGCTGTGGATTTTGAAGTGTGTTGCAGACCAAACTTTGTATAGCAATCTGCTACTTTTCTGATTCGTTTCTCCATACATAGCTTCTACACTATGTATAGTTCAATGCAACTTAATTAGCACTCAATGTTAAATGGTTAATAATCCCAATATGATGGAAATGATGCTTGTATGAT